ACCGCCAGAGCCTTGCCCTCGCGGTCCGCCGAGAAGCGGGCCTTCGCGGGCGGCACCTTGCCGAAGGCGACGACGAAGTCGTTCGCCCCACGCAGCGACGCGTCCGTCATCGACTTGAGCGAGTCGACGTACGCCTGCGTCACCTCGTCCGGCGCCTCGCACACCGTCACCGCCCGCTGCACCACGCTGTAGTTCGTGCCCGTCTCCCACTTGTCGTTCACAGCCTTCACGAAGGAGCGGATACCGACCGCCTTCCCCGTCGCATTCCGCTTCCACGCCTGGAACTGCCCGGTGATCTCGCACCACACCGCCACCTGATCGTTCCACGCCTTCCCGGCGATCCCTTCCAGCTTCACGAAGAGATCGGCCGTCCGATCGGCGGAGAAGCCGTCGACCGTCGGGACCATGATGTTCGCCGTATCCATGATGTTCTGTCTCGCTTTCCAAGTGATTCCGCTGGAATCACCTGACCAATGAACCCCGTAGGGTTCTGGATAGGCCCTGTTGCCTACCCATTGGTATGCGATATGACGGTGATCCGCCCCATATTGAGGCCTGTTGTTGCAGAGCATGTCGCGCCAGGTCAGGGGATTGAACTGGAGTTCAATCCGCGTCGGCATGCATTGGCCCACCCGGGTATAGGCCCCCCCTACGCCATCTATATAGAGTAGGGATGTTCTTTAATCAATCCTGATCTAACTACCGATCTGTGCAGGGTTACTGTGCTTTGCGGCGGGACTCCGGCTGTCTTTGCAAACAATGTTTGCCGCTTCTGTCTGACAGTAAGACGGACAGACCGAAGCGGAGCGGAGGTCTGGACGTCTTCCGCCCTGCCCTTGTGCTTGGCGGATGTGGTCGCCCCAGTCCTACTCCGCTTCGCTCCGTACGCCTGGGCCGACCAGGACGCGGTGACGGACGGTCTGTGCCCTGGGACCCTCCAGACCGTTCGGCGTCTTCCCGGCACGGGGACATCAGCGGGCCGTGCGCTCCCACTGCGCCGCTACGTACCCAGGGCTGGCGCATGGGAGCCGAAGCCCCTCTGACGGGCGATACACCGGTGATGAGCCGGGAGGCGGCGTGAGCCGTCTACCAGGCTCAGTCTTGTCCCGTTACCGGCGGGTAACCGTCACCAATGGATCATCGCCCACACAAACACGTAGGCCGCGGCGAGGTACCCGACGCCGAAGGCGAGGAGGATGAGGCAGGTCTTCATTCGACGTCTTCGAAGTCAGGGAGGGCTTCCCGGGGGTTGATGGTTTCACCCAGCCAATGCTCTGTCCACCACTCGGCGATGACAGCGGTCTGGTCGTCGTCGTGTCCGACGGCGTGTAACAGCAGGTCGTGGAGGCAGGGGCACCACGGCCAGCGGGAGCAGTGGGCCACGTTCGGTGACGTGCCCACCGCATGGCCGAACGGGCAGACTTCTTCACGGGGCATGGGCGGCTCCCTCTTCCGGACGTGTCCTACTCGGCGGTAGACCGTAGTGGGGACAGAACCGCCATCTGGCATGAGGACACGTGGCCTGTGGTCTGACGATCCCCGCAAGCTCCGGCTGATGGACTGGTTGACGACACCGAAGCAGGAACGGGTCCCGAGCAGCCAGGCCAAGCTCGCCGACGAGCTGGGCGTCCATGTCCGGTCGATCCGCGACTGGATGCAGGACCCCGTGTTCCGTGACGCCTGGGACCGTGAAGCGAAAGCGGTGGTCGGCAACCCGGAACGGGCACAGACCGTGCTCGACACCCTGTACGCCGCCGCGACCGACCCGGGCAACAAGGCACAGGTCCAGGCCGCCAAGCTGTACCTGGAGGCGACGAACAGCATCAAGCCGCCGCCGATCGAAGTGACGGTGCGCAAGGCCGCCGACCTGACCGACGACGAGTTGGACGCCTTCTTGGCCCAGTCCGCTGCTGCCCTGCGGGCTGAGCGAGATGAGGCGCCAGCAGGTGACTGACCTTCTCGTTGACTTTGATGACGCCTGGCTGGAGAAGCAGTGGCGGCGCTGCGCCCCATCCTGGGACAAAGGGCCGGACGCCCTCCTCGAAGGGTTCAGGTACTTCTGTTGCCACTTCTGGTGCATCCGTCACCCGGAGCGCGGCAAGATTCTGCTCGACCTGCGTGAAGCGCAGATCGAGACCGTCGACACGTGGCTCCACGAACGGTACGTCGTCGTCCTCAAAGCCCGTCAGGTCGGGTTCTCCACGCTGATCGCCACGTACTGCTTCTGGCTCACGTTCTTCTACCCGGACCGTGCCGTCATCATGATCTCGAAGACGGAGCGGGAGTCGGCGAAGCTCCTCCAGAAGTCCAAGTACGGGTACCGGTTCCTCCCCGAGTGGATGAAGCTGCGCGGTCCGATGCGCATCGAGAACACCCAGTCGAAGATGAACTGGTCGAACGAGTCCGGCATCGAGTCGCTGCCGTCGGCCAGCGACCCGGGCCGTGGCGAATCGGTGTTCCTTGTCGTGGTCGACGAGATCGGATTCCTACCGAACAGCGAAGAGGCCTACGCGGCGATCGAACCGATCGCCGACGTCGGTGGCCGCATCATCTTCCTCGGCACCGCCAACGGTGAAGGCAACCTGTTGCACACCTTGTGGATCGGCGCCGAGATGGGCGTCAACCGGTACGCCCACATCTTCTTCCCGTGGTCCGCCGGTGACCGTGACATGGCCTGGTACGAAGCGAAGAAGGCGGAGCTGCCGCCGTGGCAGCTCGCCCAGGAATACCCGTCCAACCCGGAAGAAGCCTTCCTCCGTTCAGGCAACCCCGTGTTCGATGTGGACGCCCTGCGTGCGATCGTGCCCAAGGAACCCAGGGTTCGCGGGTACCTGTGGACGCCAGCCGACCGGCCCCGAGAACTCGTACCCGACGGCGGCGCCCTGGCCGTGTGGGAGTTCCCCAACAAGAACCACGTCTACGTCATCGGTGCCGACGTCGCCGAAGGCTTGGAACACGGCGACTACAGCTGCTGCTTCGTTGTGGACGCCTCCACCCGGGAAACCGTCGCCATGTACCACGCCCGGGTCGACGCCGACCTGTTCGGCACCGACATCCTCGGCGAACTCGGCGAGTGGTACAACACCGCCCTCATCGGCGTCGAGTCCAACAACCACGGCCTCACCACCCTCAAAGCCCTACAGGGCGCCAAGTACCGCAACATCTACCGGCAGCACCGCCACCTCCAACGGTTCGAGCCGAAGACCGAGATGCTCGGCTGGCGCACCACCGTCTCCTCGAAGGCGTTGGCGATCGACGAGCTGAACCGGGAGATCAGACAAGGCGAGCTGACCCTGCCCGACGAGCAGACGATCGGCGAGCTGAAGACGTTCGTGCGTGACGGCAACGGCCGGATGCACGGCTCCCCGTTCGACGACCGGGTGATGGCCCTCGCCATCACCGCACAGATGTTGAAACACGCCTGGCTTCCCGAGTACCGGGTGTCGCAGACACCGGGTCCCGGGACGATGGGCTGGCTCGAACGGCGCCTGTACGGCACCGACAAAGAGAAGTCGAACAAGGTCCACATCGGCCAGTTCCAGCTGCGGGGGGACAGATCGAACGTCTGATGTGAAGGCGTGCAGCTCATGTGGCACCACCGTGGCCCCGATCCGACCCGATGGCGAGTGCTTCAGATGCCATGTCGGTGGGATCGGGTTCTCCTTCGTTGGTGGGGCCTTCTATGGCAGGGACGGCTTCCACACGACTGAACGAGAGTTCCTCGCCGCGAATGTCGGTGACCCACGCTCGGAGAGTGTGGAGCGGGTGCCCTGATGGCACCGCCCCGTCACGCCGACCTGTTGAAGCGGTACGTCTCGAAGGTCAAGACGTCACGCAACTGGCGTGACACCAACGGTTACGACGACCTGTGGGACCGGATGCGTGACCTCTACCGGGGTCATCACAGCGCCACGGCGTCGACCACCGAGGACCGGTTGATCGTCAACATGGCGTTCGCCACCAAGAACGTGATCGCCCCGTCCGTCGCCGTCAACAACCCCAAGTTCACCGTCAGCGCCCGCAAGCCCGACAACGCCCCGCAAGCCATCATCACCGAAGAAGTCCTCAACTACATGTGGCGGACCAACCGCTACCAGGACGAGTTCCGCCTCGCCGTCGACGACTGGCTCGTGTTCGGTCACGGCTGGATGAAGGTCGGCTACAAGTTCGTGCAGGAACCGAAGACGACGGCCGGGGTCGAAGACTCCGGGGTCACAGGCGACGACGCCGAGGAAGGCGTCGCAGACCGTGAACCGGTCGAAGGCAACGTCGAAACCGAGATGAACGTGCTCGACGACCGGCCGTTCACCGAACGGGTGTCGCCCTACGACATGTACGTCGACCCGTACTCGAAGACGTTCAACAACATGGGCTGGGTCGCCCAGAAGATCAGACGCCGCGTCGCCGACGTCAAGGTCGACGAGCGGTACAAGAACGCCAAGGTCCGCAACGCCGTCACCCCGGACAACACCCGGGCGTTCGAAGATGACGACGACCAGACCCCGCCGGAACGCCGCCTCGACCCGAAAGACGAAGGCTTCGTCGACGTCATCGAGTTCTACGACATCCGCCGCAAGCAGTACTGCGTCTTCACGCTGAACGCCACCGACGGGTTCCTCATCCCGCCGGAGGCGTGGCCGTACCCGTTCGGGGCGCCGTTCCTCATGCTGCGGAACTACGAAGTGTCCGACATGTTCTACCCGATGGGTGAACTGGAGTCGATCGAGACGTTGCAGTTGGAGCTGAACGAGACCCGCTCCCAACAGATCAACCACCGCAAACGCAACGCCCGCAAATACCTGTACCTCGAAGACGCCTTCGACGGCGGCGGGATCGAAGCGTTGGAGTCCGACGAGGACAACACGATGGTCCCCGTCAACGCCGGACAGGACTTGAACCGGGTCATCATCCCGATGCCATCCATCGGCATCGCCCCCGACTTCTACCAGATGTCCCAGGTCATCGAGGACGACATCGACAAGGTGTCCGGCGTGTCCGACTACATGCGCGGCCAGATGCCAGAGACCCGCCGCACCGCCACCGAGGCCGCCATGTTGCAGGATGCGCAGCAGTCCCGGTCCGCCGACAAGCTCGCCAAGGTCGAAGACTTCCTCGCCCGCCTCGGGGAGCGGGTCATCCAGCTGTTGCAACAGTTCATGACCGGCGAACAGGTCGTGCGGATCGTCGGCCAGGACGGCGCCCAGGTGTGGCTGACGTTCGACAAGGACTACATCCAAGGCGAGTTCGACTTCGAGGTCGAGGCCGGGTCGACGCAGCCGCAGAACGAGACGTTCCGCCGCCAGGCCGCCATGCAGATGGTCGACGCGATGGCCCCGTTCGCCCAAGCAGGTGTGGTCGACCCAGCCGCTGTTGCCCGCCACGTCCTACAGTTCGGGTTCGGGGTCAAGGACCCCGGCTCGTTCATGGCTGCTCCGCAGCAGCCAGGTTCGGCGCCTCCAGGCGCCGAGGGGCAGCCGCCGCAGCCCGGGGCGCCCGCTCCCGGGCAGGGCGGTCCACCACCACCCGGCCCGCCCCCGGGTGGTGCCCCTCCCGGG